AGAGTCAACGCCATCAAAAGCATAGTATTCTGGGATTCCAGTTGCAACTGGTACAAGGTTTTGAAACCTGTTCATCTGCACGAAACTGATATTTTGCATCCCCACGTTTGACGTAGTGTTGATGGCATCCATAACTTGAAACTTCTGGCCTGCACCAGTAAGGCTATAGCTGTAGGTGTTTGCCACCGTTGTCAAAGTTATGTTTTGTCCCAATACGTTCCAGCTAAACGCATCCTCAACCTGGCGTTTGGCATCATTGACAAACTTACCTATCAGCGTTGAATAGGTAGTTGCATTGTTGGTGGCTACGGTAGTTTCACGCAACCGAATCAACACATCGTTAATCAGTTCAAGGTAGGTCATGATCGTGTCAACCCTTCTTCTTCAAATGTCGCTATAAAACTAAATGTGCTTGCCGCTTGTGTTGTAATTTTTAACTTATCGCCTTCTTCAAAAACAATGTAGGCATTGCCATCAAACTGCAAATAAGATTTTGAAGTAAAGTCATAGGCAGTCAATATATCAAGAGTGGTATTGGCACTTGCATCAAACCATTGGACAGTAATATGCTTGGTAGAGCCACCTGTATTGTGTATATACATCACAGTAAATTTGGCGTAATAACCCGTAGGGCAGGTATAGACTGTGGTATCTATTGTCGCCGTAGGACTAACGCCAACTGATAATGCTCTCATTTTGCCTTCGCCTTATTTCGTTCTGAAATAGACTTGGCTTTTACCTTTGCGTCAGCTTTTGAGGATGCACCCCAGGCTTTTAGCGAAAGAAGCAGTCTTGTTGGTTCACCATTCTTGTCGTACTCAGGGCCATCATTGCCAGCCATACGCGCCAAGAAACTTGCTCTACGGGGATTATCTCCCGACTTAACTGGTGCTTTTAAATCGCCACCAGTAGAGGCATTATAAGATGCCCTCCCCTTGGCATTCAACCCACCTTTAGGGTTTTTGCCCTCGGATCGTTGCCAAGAAGGGGTTTTCATCTACTTTGCCTTTTTGGGTTTCTTTGCAGTCTTTGCAGCCTGTTTAAAGTCAGCAGCAGAAGGCGCGGCCTTAGACCCCACCTTATTCATCTTCTCGCCAGAGCCAGCCGCGATACGCTTTTGCTTGGCATTAATGTTGGCATAGAGTCCAGGCTTCATTTCTTTTTCACCTTTGCTTGTGACAGCGCAATGGCTACTGCTTGTTTTTGATTTTTGACTACAGGGCCACCCTTACCAGAATGTAAGCCACCTGCCTTGTACTCACGCATGACCTTGCTGATCTTCTTTTCGGCTTTAGTTTTCATTACTTGCCTCGCTTGGCTTTCTTTGCCATATTGGTGGCTGTGCGCTCACCTCTAACTGGCGCATTCTTTGGCTTGCTAACAGCAACCATGATAGTCATTGGCATGGATTTTTGCTTCATAGCTTTAGGCATCTTTGAACTAGCCATTTTTGGCGCTTTTCCGTACATGATTTAATCCTTAGTGATAGGCCCACCAGATTTCCACGCATCACAAGTGCGGGCCGCTGCACAAGTGAATTGAAATAGATCACAGTATCCCAGATTTGCAGCCTCAATAAACTGCTGGTCATAGGACAACTCTCCCTTACCTTCATCCTTTTCCAGCCCATCAGATATGCACTGCATCATCTTTGGTGTCTGGATAAACGCCGCACAGTTACCGCAGCGCATTGACTTGATAGCGGATGTTGGAGCGTTGTACATCTTGGCCTTTTTTAGCCAAAATGCATCATTAGGTTCATCAGGGTTTGGTGGCCCATAACCGTAATCTGCAAACGCATGGTTTCGGTTCTTTAGATTAACCGAAATATCCTGCGTAGCCATAGGGCATACAACACCAGATAAAAGACCTTCTTTCATGCTGCCATCCTAGCTTTTGGTGGCCTACCCATACGCTTAACTTGAACTGGTGCAGTCATTGGAAGCACCTTACTTTTATCCTCAACCTTTACATCTTCACCCTTATCATCAACCAGTACATAACCACTATGACCACGCATAGAATCAATATCGTGCTGGTAGGTAAAGGTAACCAAATGACCGCTTTGTAAACATCTAAAGGTTGTCATATCAAAACTCCAAAAAAAAGGGGGTTATTAGCCCCCCTTTAATTACACTGCGCGAGCAATCGTCAATTGCAAAGTTGTCGATGCCAAGTTAATAGAACTAGCGGTTGGATTGTAGGTAACAATCGTCACTACATCTGCGGCAGAAACATAAGCACGGCGAACTAACCCAGCCTCACTTACGCCAATTGCCATACCAATAACTTGGTCACCCAAAGCCACGCCTGGAACAGCTACTGTATCAGTAGCGGTTGCAGTAGTTGCTACGCTTGCGCTATCAAGCGTACAGCTAACGTCCCAAGTATCAGAAAAAAGTCCACGGAATTGATCGTTTCCACGGCGGGAAACGACAGCGGTTGCAGCAGCCATATTAAATACTCCTAAAAGTTAAAAGTCCCCTCCCCCGTTAGAGGGAGGGAATGCTATTAGGCCGGTACTGCCAAAGCAAAAGCAGCAGAAGCGTTAGACGCTGTGCTGGTTGCCGAGGTACGCAGTGCCTTGACACCATAAATGGTATCAGCAGTGAACAACGTGCCAAGGTACTCTTGCTTGTACTGGGTCTGCGAACGGATACCGGTCTGCTCAATCAGAACCATTGCATCGCGGTGGCCCATCAAGCAAATACGATCAAGGCCGCTAGAACCAGCACCAGTATCAGCTTGGGAAGTGGCAAATACCGCCATGCCGTACAGTTGACCGATTTCGCCGTTGCGGATAGCGTCACCGTTACCAACAAATGCTTGCTCGGTGTAACGGGCCAGACCCATCAACGTGTTGCGGCTGGAGGGAGGAATCAGGAAGAAACGTCCGTCCATAGCAATGTCGTTGTCATCCAAACGCTGAATAGTACGGCGAATGGCTGCATCAGTCAGCGAGGCTGCATTGGAACTGGTGCTGTTGTAAGCAGTAGTACCATCAGAGCCAACAAACGCTTTGGTAGTTGTATTGCTAGTGGCGTAGTCATCAGTACCAACAGTAGCACCATTAAACGCACGGCCCAATTGAACCAGGTCAGTGTCAATGCGCTTTGCCAAGGCATAACCAGCATCTTCCGTGTAGAAAGAACGCAGGCTAGTCAGGGCTTGCACCTCAACGATGTCCTCAATCAAACGGCTGTATTCATAGTGCTTGTTAATGAGCACTTGAATATTGGTGTCGCTCTCTGCAATCAGAGTAACGGCATCGGTTGCAGCCTTGGCAGAAGCATTACCACGGGCAGGGCTAGGGATGTTAACGGTGTCGCCTTTTTTGCCTTTGAAGGACATTTTCTTGACCAAATTGGCCAGGACAAGGTTCTTCTTGTAGGCAGCAACAATTTCATCACTCCAAATTTCTGGAATGAAGTTAGCCGCTGACGTTACGGTTACCGAATTGGTGGGGGAAAAAGCAGTGTTTGCCATGTTAAAACTCCAAAATTAAATTATCGTACACGACCCTCAGAATATGCCTGCATGATTTCATCACTCAGGGTTTCATATCTCTGTGGATCAGTCATTTTCAGTCGAATCAGATCGGCCCTTCGATAGACGCGCTTGGAACTCTCTCCAGAACCACCAACATCAACTTGCGCCGCCTTCATGCTTTTAGTCCTGATAGCATCATTTTGCTGATCTGACTGTTTAGTCTTAATGCCGCGCAGTTGCTTGAAGGTGGACAACAATTCATTTGCCGAGTCATAGTCAAATTCTGCATCTGCCTTTGCGTATAGTCCCAATCGCACAGGTGAGGATTTCACCCAGTTATGGAACTCCGTATCACTGACTACTTGAGAGTAATCAGGATGCTCTGCATTTAGCTTCTGCTGAATCTGCATCCGTTTGAAGTCGAGGCCAGCTTGTCTAGCCGCAAGTACATCAGGATGTCTATCAATCGTTGCTTGAACTGCCTTTTGAGGATTCTCAAAAAAATCAACTTCAGGCTCTTCCTCTTTAATATGTTGCGGATTCCCACTAAGGTTTTGCTTAATTAACTCGTCAGCTAACTTGCGAACTTCGCCGACCTCTTGGGCCTGCTTACCGATAAGCCTTTCGGCCTCCTGGTGCATTCGTACAACTTCCTCCAAACTTTTGGCCCTGTATTTCTCAGGAAGTTCGTTTTTAGTTTCTTCTATTTCGAGTTCGTTTAGCGGCTCTGTGGGTTCATCAATCAACATATCGGTTTCCTGCCAAAATGGTTGTAGGATAATTCAACTCGGCATAATGCTTATGAGTTGGCTTTTTGCTCCGCTTTCAACTTTTCAGTATGCCGGTGTTCAAACCGTCCATAAGCGGACGGAAAACTACCAGACCAACCTTCAAGGTTAAATGACGGAGCACTTATTACACGGTGAGCAAGCCCACCGCATTCACACCTAAAACTCTGCGACTCATAATCACAGAATCTTTCGGTCTTATGCCCATTTTCACAGGCAAATTCATACATTCTTTTCATTCAAATCCTCGTATGCTCGTTCGCTGACCTCTTTTAAGGTTATCAGCCAAGTTAGGATGGAAATCTCGCCTTTGCGGAATTGTAGACTTTTTTCGTCCGCTATGGTAGATACATTGTTAAGCGCATCAAACATTTTGTTTGCATCGTCCATCAGGTCAATCCAGCCAGGTGTGGAGAACAGATCAAACCTATCCTCGTAGTATCTTTGCAACTCAGGAGCCATGTTATTTACCCATTAATATAGTAGACCACCAAAAAATCAAACCAAGTAAAAGTATTATTAATGCCCCAGCCATTAGCCAGGTTAATAAATCTTCAACTTCTTCCTTATGCTTTTCTGCGTGTTTTCTTGCTAATATCTCATCAACTTTACGCTTTTGGATAATATTGTTACGCTCAACCAGCAACTGCTGCCATAAATCAGCGTTACCAGACATAACAAAGTAATTATTCAACTCTCTCTCTGCATCCGCAAGCTGCTTGGCCTGGATCACTATCTCAAACGCCTGCGCCGTATCCGACTGCGCGAAATTAGATTTAGGCTTGGATGCTGCACTTTGTACCGCATCTTTGGCCTCAAAGAACTTCATCAGGTCACCAGATACCGCCTGGATGTCCTTACCAAGGGCTATGGCTGCCTTAACCCCCTTTATCGCGGCCTGGGCTGCGGCAAACGCTGTGATGGGGTCTATCATTGTTCAACCTTTTTCCACTCCAGACAATAAACCCTGCGCTCAAATACGTCCCCCGTCCAATACCATCTAACGCAAACAAACTTTGCGGGTACGGCAATCAAAACAACAGCAATTACCCATTTCAACTTTTACCTATCCAGTGGCTTACATATCCGATAACGCTACCTATGGCAGAAACCATGACCATGCCCATCCAGAAACCGCCTTTGGATTTATTTGCCATCTCAACCAATTTTTCGATGTTGGCTTCTAACTTGTCTATCTTGATAGACATCTCATCAAATCGGCGCTCGTAATCCTGCACCTTCTGGTATAAAGCCCCGTATTTAACTGGATCAAGTTCAATCATATTTACACCGTGAAAATTAAAAGAATTGTAGAAACCCGCCAGCACTGTTAGCAGAGCCAAACTTCCAACCCGTGTTGTTTCCAGAATTTACGTTTGCGTTTGAAGTGAAAGCATTGAATACTGCCCCACCAGTAGCTGCGCTGTCCTTGATCGTCAAGTAACTAGCGTTGACAGTCCCGCTTGCTTGGCTAAGAGTGGCTTGTGATCCATTAGTCGTGGCTTGCAAAAACTTTTGAGTTGTTCCTGACGTAGCAAAAGAGCCAACGGTGTTGGTTGTGCCAGACTTTAATTGCACCGTACCGTCGGTAATTGTCAGTGCGCGGGTAGAACCTAACGTCAAAGCATCTTGAAAAGCAAACGTGCCGCCAATTCCGTTGAAGGTGATGGGGCAATCTATTGTTTCACCAGCAGTGGTGATAGTCCGGCTTCCAGTTCCGGTAAAGGTAAGTGTAGATGCCCCAGAAGAAAAAGAAGTAATGGCAGAGTTTAAAGTTAGGTTGCCAAAAATACTTCTAGTAACATTTCCAAAAGTTCCTGTAAAACCGCTGGTAAACGTAAGATTATTGAAGGTCATACCAGCCGTGCTATTTATCGTATCGCTACCGGCACTAATCGTAAACGAAATTGGTGCGCTAGTGGCAAGTGAATTTCCGGGGTTAACTGTTCTTGTAGTTGTGCCAATACCCGTAACATTAACTTGAGCCGTTCCAGTAATCGTTAATCCTGTGTTTGTAGATGTCGGGCCAGAAAACACAGTTCCAGATACACCCGTAACGGTAATATTCCCTGTGCCAAATGCAATTGTGCGAGTATTTGCATTGTTTGAGCTAAACAGCCCCGTAGTCAACGTATAGCCGTTCAAGTCCAGCGTGCCATTGGTCAACGTACAAGCTCGAGTAGCACCAGAAGTCAATGCATCTTGAAGCTGCCAAGAGCCACCTACGCCGTTGAAAGTGAATGGATTGTCAAACACAACAGCAGCCGTAGTTATTGTCTTTGTGCCTGATGTGGCGGCAAAGGTAAATGTTCCAGTACCAGCAGTTTTGGTCATGCCTGTTGAGGCTTTGAAATTGCCGTAAATAGTCATGGTTACGTTTGCTAACGCACCTGCATACCCTGTAGGATTTGTTCCATCCGTAAAATCAAGATCGCGGTAGTTGCCATTGCTAAGTGACAATGTTCCCGTACCGGCAGTAACTCTAAACGAAATGCTGTTGGCCTCAGTAACCGCTGTTGGCGTAATTGTCCTTGAAGTTGCGCTGCTATTGGTACAAATAATCTGAGGCGTACCCGTGACTGCCATAGTCGTAGCGCCGGTAAAAATAGTACCCGTGCTGTTCAGCGAAATGGTATTTGTGCCAAAAGCAAGCGTGCCTGTGAAGCCTGTGCAGGTCAGGGTCTGAATTGTTGGGCTGATGTCAAGCGTGACCGTACCAGAGCCAGAATTAGCGTCTATTGCTGCGGTGTCACCAGAGCCTGGAACGGCTACGCCGCCAACGCCTCCAGAACTTAAAGCCCAGTTGCTTGCGCTGTTCCAGTTACCTGTGCCGCCCGTAACCCAAAAGTATGCAGCCATGATTACTCCTCAACAGGCTCGTCAACCACAGGGGGAGGGTTGTCAATGTAATCTTTCCACTTGTCGTACCTAGCCTGCTTCATGGCCTCAATCTCAGCGTCAGTCAAACCGTGGTCATCCGCAAGATGCAAGGCATCAGAAAACCCATTGATGATGAAGTCTATTTTTATCATGTTAGAACCCAAATACTTTAGCAATCATCTGCCATTTTGATGTGGTGCTGTTGTAAATAAATCCAACATAATCGTGCAGGGTTGCTCCGCTAGATGAAATTGGCAAGGAAATATCTGTAGAGCCTTGGAAGATAGCGTTCCATGAGAAAGTCTGCACATTAGTGCTACGCAGGCGCAGAATGAATTTTTGACCATTGACTGGAGTTCCAGTAGGCGCGTTGATGGTCAAAGTACCTACGGCTTGCGTATTGGCTTGAGTAGCCACATCAGTGGTATCAGCATTGACCGTGATGGACGTTGCATCAGCAATGACTACCACGCGAGAAGTAATACCTCCAGTAAAGGAAACATTACCTGATGGGTCAATTGTTTGGCGAACTGTGCCAGCGCCATCGCTCAAGACAATGTAGTTGCTACCAGTTTCAGAGATGGGAGCAGAAAAGCCGGTATATGCGCCAATAATTACATTGTTAGAGCCGGTGGTTACACTTTGCCCAGCACTAGGGCCAACCGCCGTATTATTACTTCCAGTGACGTTAGCAAGTGAAGTATAGCCAATAGCAGTATTACCTTGTCCAGAAATATTGTTACCTATAGAATACGCACCAACCGCAGTATTAAAATTTCCGGTCTGATTAGCACTTAATGCTAAATATCCATTAGCAACTGTATTGTTCCCAGTGGTATTAAACTGAAAAGCATTAAGGCCAACCACAGTATTCGTAGACACCGCACCAGCACCCAACCCAACAGTCAACCCTTGAACAAGAGCGCCTGCGGACAATGTAGCTAGACCTGTTGCGCCTATTGTCCCAATGCCAGACATATTCCCGCCATCGCTGAGGGTTACAGGGCTACTTTGTATTAGTTTTCCAGTTGTCCCATCAAAACGGGCTATTCTGTTATTTGATGCAGATGCTGGCCCCGTAACATCGCCAACGCTTCCGCTACTGCCGCCGCCCCTTGTGACTGCAATGATTTTCTTTTCCAACTCAGGCGAAACAACTTCGCCAGCATTAATCTGCTGACCAGATGACAGGTTAATAATCAGACTGCCATCAAAGTCAATGTTTGCATTGGTAACTGATACACCGTCATTACCATCTATTCCGTCCTTACCTGGTGGCCCTTGCAAGCCAGGCTTGCCGTTAAGCCCATCCTTACCGTTGCGTCCGTCTTTACCATCGCGTCCATCTTTACCATTAATTCCATCGCGCCCGTCCTTAATTGTAAGTACGCGCTTTTCAATGACATTGCTTACGTTGTCAAACTTCTCGGTTATGTTGGTTTCAATTTTCTTGAACGCCTCAACTACCATCTGAACATTCTCAGCAGCCTTGCGCTGCTGCATCTGCTTTACTTCAGAAACAGAGTTGTTAACAGAACCAAAGATGTTGTCGGCAATGCCATCAACATTGGCATTGTTAAAAATTTTATCGATTGCCATAATTTAACTCCGTTGCTAGTTTTTCGAGAAACTGGTTTTCCATATCCACCACGTTGCTCTTGGCGTTGTTCATTTGCAATTCTACAATCTTAGACTTGTTTTTGATGTCGGCTTCTTTCAACATCAACTCAGCAATCTTTACGCGCTTATCAAACTCGTTAGATTCATTGCCAGCCGGTAGATTCTTGGTGCTAGATGCAATGATCTTGGCCTGCATCTCCTGCGGCATCAACTGAGTTTCTGTCATTAACTTAGCAGCCTCTGCCCGATTCTGCTCGGCCTGCGTAGTATTAACAGCAATCTGCGCTTGCGCCGACTGCATAGCCAATTGCTGCTGCATATCCTGCATCTGCTTGGCCTGTGGGTCTGGCTGGCTCATCTGATCCAGTGCCGCCATCAACTCATAACGGTTAGTTAGGCTCGAATTGTTCAAGATGCCTTTAAGAATCAGCGGTAGCACCGGAGTATTTGGCCCCAGTGTCTGCAACAAACCAATAAACTGCTGCTGCTCGTACTCACGGGCAATGATGCCAAGGGTAGCGGTAGGAATAAAGCGCATATCCACGCTTGGATAACGCTCTGGGTCAAACTGCATATACCTAAAGGCAGCCTTCTGGATGAACGGGATCAGGAAGTCCTCTTGGAAGTTCACTAGCGTCCGCTTGTACTTCTTGATGATGGTAGCCACCGCCATCGACATACCGGCGCCATCGCGGTTGCCATTGCTGACCATGCCCTGGCTATCCAGCGTACCAGTTGCCTGCAACAGCATCCGTTCAAACTCTTTTGCCGTGTTCAGATTGTTCAAACTCGTTTCGCCAAACTTGAACGGGTACAAAATCTCCGAAGGGTTGCCGTTAACAAGGAACGCCTTACCAGGCTTCACTTCAAACTTAGCACCGCGAGGCAACCGTGTTGCATCCATCCCCATCATGGGGCTGGTGGTCAGCGCCAATGAATCCAAATGGCTACGCACTTGCGCGTCAATAGCCTTTTGCATATTGTAGGATTTCTCCACCGTACCCCTGCCCAATAAACGGTTAGGAACAGTGTCATCCTGGTAGCTGATGATGGGCCTGTCCTTCATCATGTACGGGTTTTCTTCAGCCTTGAGCAATAACCCGTCATTGGCAATGACAACAATGGCCTCGACCAGGTTGCTGTACTCATCGGCGACCGAATCCTCTGGGAATAAGTCCTCGACCTCTTCCTCTTGCACCGCCTTCAAGTATTCCCGTGGCACAAGACCGTAGTAGGTCAGCAACAATACCTTCTCGTCCCGATATTGGCTCAATTCCTGCGTAGGCTCTAGGTCAGTGTCCTCATAAGTAGTGGTAATGTTCACCTTGCGGTAGATACCCTTCTCGATGCCCTCAACAATCTTGTGGATGGAGACATACTTCTCAATTGCCACGCCCATGCAGTCATCAATCGTTGTCCCATTGGGATCAAACAAGAAATTCTTAGGGTTAACAGGCACAATCTTGACCGCAATACGGTCTTTTTCCACTACACCAATAGCCGCTTGCATCGGCTGGCCTGGAATGGGCTTAGTCGCAGGCTCAAATATCTTCTCGGTCTTAACAATGATCTCGCCAATGCCGGTTCCGTAGATTTCTGCCATTAATTCAATCTGGTCAATGGATTTCCTGATCTTGTCCTGCTTGAAATCCTCCATCAACTGCCCTTTTAATGCCTCTACATCCAAAGGATTACCGTCAATGTCCTTTAAATCGTCCTTTATGTCAAAGAAATCACCCTGACCAAAGATTGCTTCCATGATCTCAGCGTGGCGAGTCTCTACAGCCTGCTGGGTTGCCGGCGTAACAATCCTCGAACGCTCGGAATCGCGGGTTTTGTCCTCCGCAGCCCACTCGCAGCGGAAAATACGCTCGTATTCCAGATAACTATCCAGAAAATTGGTGTTGCGGTAGTCGCGCCAACGGTCACAATGGTCAACAACAAAGGCAGTTAACTCTTTGTCGTTCTCTGTTGGTTCTTCAAAATCCATATTAAATCCCCGCAATTATGTCCATCGGCTCCCACTCGTCATCGGCCTCCTCAAAGTAGCTGGTCACCGCCAACTGATCCATGTAGGAAAGCGCATCGGGAAGGTCATCGTGTACGCCCTGGGAAGGAAACATCAGTAACTGGTCAACAAAGTCATCCCACTTTTCTTCCGAATTAAGGATAACCCGCCCGTGCTCAAAGCGTCCCTGTAACGACCAGATGATTCTATCGGTTTTCTTCCTATTACCGTGAGTTAAATCCACAATGTGCGAGTACACATTGTTCTTACGCATAAGGTCAGACAGGTACGGCAGCACAGCATTCTTCAGCGCCCCCCTCTCGATCCCCACGCTCAAAGGCCGGTAATCGCGCATCTTCATCAGTATCTTGGCTGCCGTTTCCCGAATATCCCAGCGCCCGTGCTCGATCTCCTTAACAAACCATTTCCCATCATCAGTCACCTTCACCACGCAAATAGCCGACTCATCCAGCCGCTTCTTAGCGTTAGCCGCTTGCTTGGCAACTTCCTCAAACCCCGCCAAGTCAATCGCTATAAAGTAACTCCCGAACTCCGGCTCCACCCCGTACTTAATCCATTCCTCCTTAAATACGTCCGCGCCAGCATTACTAAATGAGGCCATGTACTCTTGCTTGAACGCAAACGTAGATAAGGTCTTTTTAGCCGACTCGATCTCCTTGGCATCAATCAAAGGGTTATCCGAGGTGGTGAAGTGCCAGGACTTCCAATCCTCGTCCGCTTTATCCTGTCCCAAGTTCCATAGGTCATAAAACCAGTTTCTCCCTTTAGGTGTACCAATAAACATAGCCCGACCACGCTTATCACTCAAACTCGCCCTGATAACCTGTTCCCACGCCTCTGGCTTAATATCTGCCACCTCATCTAATACTGCATACGTCAAACTAACTCCACGCAAAGTATCAGGTCTATCCGCACCGCGCACATATATCCGCGCACCATTAATTAACGTAATATCTAAGTTATTAACGTGCGAACCCTGTATTACCTCGCGTCCTAACTCTAATAATAAATCCCAGATAATCTGCCTCGATTGCCCCATAGTCGGTGATACATATAACACCGCCGAACCAGGTGGACACCTCAACCCCTCAATAATCAACGTAGTCGCTGCCAGCCTACTCTTGCCGCACCGCCTGCCAGCAGCGATAACCTTGAACCTGGTTGTATCGGTAAACACCTCCTGCTGCCAGGGCAAGAGGCTGAAGTTGAGGTTAGACATCAATGGCCTCCAGTACCGTAGGCTCCTGGCCTAGTCCTGTAATTGATATGGTCACCGCGCTCCTTTGGTGCTTATCCTTCTCAAACATACTCACCGGCAACGTCCTGTCTAGGCACATCTTCAGCGCCGCCATTTGACCAGGGTGCTCGTCATTCAACGCGATCTGGATCACCTTGTTTGCCACATCCTTGCCGCCACTGTGGATCATCAGCTCCCGTAACTCCTTGATCCGCTGGTAATCTGTCTTGGGCAGGCTGGGAGGGTTCGCTGCATACTTCTGGATCGTCATCTTGCCCGAACCTTTGGGTCTGCCGCGTTTGGGTTTCTCGGTGGCTGGGATAGGGGCGAGGGTTTCGTTTTCCACTTTTTTCCTTTCAGGAAGTAGGTTGACGGGCATTTTAGTCAGTTTTGCTTTTTATGTACGGAGGATGTACCCACAATTGCAGCAGCCGAGGCCGACCCCTCCCCCCCTATCCAAAAAGTCAGGAGTTATCCACAGGCAGCTGTGGATACTGTGGATAACATCTGTAAGTCATTGATTCTATTGACATTCTGCAAATGCGTCCGACTTAGTTCGGCGGTTGCACTTAATACAAGGTTCATTATGTTAAGTTTATTCGTACTTGTGCACAGAATATCCACAGGCAGATTGGACAGAATCGAGTTATGCACAGGATTTTGTGGATAGATTCTGGAAAATCGGGGCTGGCCTGTGGATAACTCGGCGCCAGGCGGCTCGGCGGCGCGGCGCGGGGAAAGAAAAGTGAGAAAGGGTTGGATGGTGCTTTTCCGTACCACCAAAAGTTTTACCAGTTGGTAAAAGTTTTACCATTTGGTCAAAGTATTTGCACCAATAGACTATGCCTATTGCACCAAGCAAACCGATAGTTTGTTACTAATGACAGTTCTTAAAAAAACCCGCCAAAGCGCAGTAATCAGGAATGCCCGTTAAAGGCATCAGATAGCCCCATTTCAAGAGGGAATTTGTTAGGTGATGGTAGGACTAGCCTAACGCTCTGAAGCGGCATATCTGGCCTTAGTCCCAAATTGTAAAAATGCTGGTAGGCGCTCATCACTTCCAAGAAGCCTGCCGACATATCACCTTGTCCAGCCGCCAGAAGAATCTTCTTCTCTTGGGGTTGTAGCTGCCGCTGGAAGTACCTGGTGTTCGGGCTGGCTGGACGCGACATCGCCCTACCTCACAAACGCTTTGGTATCGAACAACTTGGGCAGGGTATTGGGTTTCATATCCAGGTCATTCTCCATATCATCGAACCCACTTGGCCCACCAACCGATACCAGTTGACTATCGGGCCACTGCCGCTTGATCTCTGCAAGCGCACCGGCTGCCTGCTTGCTGATAATGATTGCAATCTCTGCCATTGTCCAGATAACCCTGTCCGTTGCACCAGGCCATTGCTGTAGGTATAGACGCTTGGCTTGTTCATCTGGCACGACAACGAAAACTGTTCCATCTTCCTGCTGGTGCTCGATCTGGCGAACGTCAGGCAGTTCGCTGACTCCGTTAGCCGTTGCCCAATCCTCCATTGCCTGGTACGCCTTGCACATTCCCTTGACCGCTTTATCCAGCTTCTGATCGTCCCTGGATTCCTGTGCTTGCCAAACGCGCTCCAGTTGCGCCCAGACCTTTTCCCGCAACTCTGTATCCACCAACCAGATCAGTCTATCAATACCCCACTTGCCATCATGGGTATTCTTGCGGTTTGTCAGTTCCACCATCACAGCGTTTTTGAACACCTCGAACTTGTCCGATGGAAATGCTGGCATGGATGGCGCTGCCACCATCAATGTTTTACGTTTATTTGTTGCCATCTGTTTACCTTTACGATTTTGTCTAAAACTACCGATTACAACGGTCTGGGCATTGAACGAAACGACGGAATGGGGAGCGTACTAAGAGTTACGCTCCCATTCCGTCGTTATTCCGGTCAATTTATGCCTTACGAAATGGGAAAACGCCAATTTCCCATTCCGTTCCCATTTCGTTCCCATTTCGTCCCATTCCGTCCATTCCGTCAACCCTAAACCTAAAGTTTAAAAGTCCCCATCATTTTGGGGATCATCTTCCCAAAGAATCCAGACCCAAGGCTCAAAAATCTCAATCTTTTTACGTTCTTGGAGGCTTGTCTTGCTGTCCTTGAACTGCCGTTTGTTTAAAGATTTCGCCAAACAAGCCTCTTCCCAGTGCTCAAAATTAACGCACTTGTTGCGTTTACCGTCCACAATTCGCATCTCTCCGTGATCTTTAAGTGCCTTGTGGAGGGCAGCCATCGCCAACGACTGTACCTTCCCAACGCCTGCGCGTGATGGCGGGGTAATGGTTTTCTTGTGTACTTTATCAATCATTGACTGGTCTTCCCTGACCGCTAGTGATATAGATTTGCCCAGATTAAGGCTGCCGCCTATATCTATATGTATCATCTCAAACCCGAATTTGAGGTTGTCTTGCCCGTCTTTGGACTTGGACAAGGTGATTACTCCACGGCCTGCTACGCCATCCTTTGGCTCGTCCATCTGTAGCTTTTGTAGTTCTATCTGGGTATCGACTGCACCTAAGAGACTGCTGTGGCCTCTAGCCCCACGCAAGATGTCCTTGCCACTATGGTGCATTGCCATCAAAGCGCAGTCCAGCTTCCTCTGCATCCGTCCGCAGTTATGAATCCAAGCGCCCATATCGCTAGAGTCATTTTCATTTCCACCGCCAAACGATCTAGCTAGGGTATCTATCTGGATTAACCTTAAATCTATCCCTGTGCGCTGTATTAAGTCATCAATAGATTCCATTAATATATTAAAGTCATCTGCGCTCGATCTCAGGTTTAATTGATGTCTTATTACGAATATCTCAGCGCCATCCTTTGTATTATGATTAATCTTGGTTGACATGATCCTAGCGCCCAGCCCACCGAATCCCTCTCCCGCTATATATAACACCGCGCCAGGACTGCTGACCTGGTTACCCATCCAAGTGCGCCCTGTAGCAATAGCCTCGGCTATATCGAGCGCCACAAAGCTCTTATAGCTACCAGGTGGCCCTACCAGAATAGAGAACGCCCTAGCGGGTAGCACGTTCTCGATAATCCACTCTACAGGCTCGTCCTTGATGGTGTCCCAAGGCTCGATATTTAGGAGTTGCGGTACAGGATTGAACACTTCCGACAACTGTTCGCTATCCGTGACAACTACTTGATTCGTGATTACCTCTGCCTTCTTAGCCAGTTCCGCAAGTTCCTTCCTAGTGCCTTGCATATCGTATACCCACTCGTGCGCGTCATCACCTTCCATCATCAGATTTAGGTCAAGGTAGCGGATTGACTTGACTACGGGTAACAGGTGAGCAATTGCTCTTTTAGCGTAACTGCGGCCTGGTTCATCATGGTCTGGGATTACTACTACGTTTGCGCCACTGAAGTATTGCGTGATCTCCGTAGGCCAACTGCCTGCACCTGTGTGGCTGGTGGTGGCAACTGCGCCTATGGATGCCAATGCGTCCGCTGCCTTCTCGCCTTCCACCAAGTAGATGGCTTTGCCTGCTTTCTTAGCGGCTAGTAACTCTGGCAGATTAAAGGGGACTATGCGCGTGTCCTTGAGTCCTGCTACCCGCTTACCACTAGCGTCAACCCTATGTATTGAGTACGTCTTACCTTTAGCGTCACTTGTCTTGTACCGGCGCTTGGTAAACAGTTCCGTCCCATCCTCTGCGCGGTATACCCATTCCTTTTCTAGCACCGGCTGCTGGTGCTGGGTATAGCTAATCTCCTCACGCTTGGGGGTTGACTGCAACAGGTTGCGTTCTCTGACCGCATCGAACACTTCCCTTTGATCGCAACCAGCGTGGCAATGGAACAAAACCTTGCCCTCCGACTCGGTGATCGAGAGTGAGGGATTCTTGTCACCGTTCCCGCTGCCGTGACCAGGTACAGGGCATGAAGCAAGCCACTGCCCATTGACTTGCTTGGCGTTACCCAGCGCCTTGGCTATTGTTTCTGTGTCCATTTATTCGTTCTCGTTATTCGAGGGGAAAAAAAAGCCGGTGGAGATCAACCCACCGGCATCCAAGTCTTAACGATTATTCCTGTTTAGTCAGGGAATTCATTTGCACTTGAATAAATTCCTTTAAAAATTGAGCGTCAACAAAATCCGCATCGTTTGTTGGCTCATGCTTTTTAAGCAAAGCTAAGTACAAATCAATACCTTCTGTTGCGTAAGTAAGTGCTTGCAAGATGTCTTTTTCATTATTCATAAAATTTTCTCTAAAAAATTGAGATATTCAGAATGCTTTGTAATCATTTCCTTAGCAATTTCATCGACTGAATTTGCAAGATCGTCAAAACCATTAAAGGCTGATGTGGCAATGAATCCTGTAAGCGCCGCAGCAGAATAAATTTCATAAATACGCATTTCTTGTTTGATTTCCTGATCTCTAGTCATCAGAACATCTCCTCATCATCCTCAACCACGGTAGCCTTCACTGGTGCTTGCTTACGCACCGGCAACGGGACAATGGCAGCTGGCTCTGCCTCGAACTCCTGTCCATCGGCATCCAGCCCCGCAGGACGGGCAACCCAACCAGTTAACGTGAACTGCGGTATGCGGGTTGTTCCTTTACCAATCTTCTCGGCCTTAGAGCCTTTGTACTCAAGCACAGGCAACTTGTCAGGGTTAGCTGCTCGCTCGGCAGCGCAAGCCTTGTACATGAGTTCTAAGCCCATGTTCGGGCCTACGCCATTGCTAGACCACTCGGCAGCGCCGATCTCCTTGTTGTAAAGCACCACCTGGAAACCACGTTTGTGTTCGGGGCTAGGTTGCGGCCCTTTCTTGCCAACACTCTCGTCTTGCACCCAATCGCGTACACCGACACCTAGCAGGAGCCAGCCTGTCTTGATGTTGTCAATGTCGAATACCACTTTCTTTAACGTGATCTCCTCGTTGTTGTTGTTAGTCCAGGCGTTAGCTTGGGGCGAAAAGCGGATGTAGTTACCAGAGCCGCCATTAGAAGATAGATTTAGCATTTGCGTTTAGCTTTCAGAGTTGA